CAGCAGCCTTAGCAGCAGCGTCGGCCAATAATTTTTCTAACTCTTTTGGATCCATGTTCCATTCCTTTTTGGTTTCGCTATTTGCGTTTGTAGAGGACTCTAGCCCTTTAGCTGATTCGCTAACATCGGCAAATTGCTGTTTAAATAACTCGAACTCTTGGGCACTATCAAATGCCTTGGCTAAACTAAATAGTGTGTTTTGATTTGCAGGTACACTAACTACACTGATTTCGTGCAGTTCTAGGTCTTTAATCATAAAGGTTTCACTGGCCTGCTCATACTCAGCATCCTTGACCCTAAACCCAATACTAAATGCGCTTAATATACCCTTTTTGATCAACTTGTAAATATCGCCAACTTCACTAGGAATCTGTGCTTTGATCCACAGTCCATGCTCGTCAGCTTTATAATCAACCATTTTGCCAATAGGCATTGTGTGATTATGATATGCTAAGATGATTGGATTCTTCAGGTAGTTTGCCATACCTGACTTCCAAACTCCTGCTGGCACTACATCGCCTTGACGATCACGATCATTAGTAGAAGCATAACCTTCAATCATGATACTGTCATCGTCCTCGCCGGCAGCCTTGGCAGTAAACTTGCTGTCAAAATAGAGTACTTTGTTTTTTATATCCATCTTACTCCTCTTAGTTGCTAGGCCTACCACCCTCTGATGGATTGGCTGCTGAACCTGCAATGTTAGCAGGTATTCTTAGGGTATCATTTCCAGCTATGGTTGGATACCGTAATTCTATTCTGGCTTCGTTAGGAGTTATAACGCCGCCGTTAACTAGTGTGCTATGATAAGCTGCTACGTCTTTTAATTCTGGCTGTAGTGCCGATACGTTATTGGTTACTTCTGCCACGTCATATCCAAAATATCTTTCCACTGCGGAAACATATAACCTAACGATTGGCAGTACAGTTTCCAAGTAAAATAGTTTAAGATTAGGGGCAATGTTAGCATTGTTACCACCCTGCAATAATATAGGTGGTACACCTATAGTTGTCATTACGCGCTCGCTGTGGCGTGCAATAGCTTTATCAAAGTCTAGGTCTTGAAAGTCATTGTCCTGCAGTTTAACAGGCTTCAACCCACTATCCAAGATAATTGGGCGACGTCCACCACTGCGTGGGTTATATCGCTGTGCCCAGTACTGATAGGTTTTTTCTTTGGCAGCTTGCGATAGTGTATTTTCTGTGGTTAGTGCCATGCCAAAGATAGCACCATTTTTAAAGAAGTTTTGCTGAAACTCGTGCATGTTCCATAGTGTATCTATACTTTGACGTGCAGCCGATAACCTGCTCTGCCCGCGATAGATACTCTCCGAATTCACATCACGAAAGTAAAAAACTTCCGACTCGCGAAAGATTATTTCGCCATTATATTTATAGCCACTAATAAACGTTTTGCTGTCAGTTAAGATCTCCACATTTTCTGCTGGCAGGTGATACATAAACGTACCATCAAAATGCACAAAGGCATTGCCGTCTAATAGGAAATCTGTAAATAGGCTGCGGCGAAACTCCTGTGCACTCTGATAGGGATTTGGTCTAAAGTTAAGTAGTGTGTTTAGGGTCTTTTGTCTGAGTCCAGCTACTACACCTTCATGTTGTTTGTCTTTTATATCGTAGTCAAGGCTAGCGCAAGCGGCAACTACCTTGTTAACACTAGTGTTTACACAGTCTATATCACGAAAGTAGAATCTATAGCTGATGGGCTGTGTACTGCCTACCGCACTACCTTCCGCTTCACTAATGCGCTGTTGAGCGGGATTTAGTTTTTCAACTACCCACTCACGTAATCTTTCCATTCTGCTCATACCCACTCCTAGGTAAAACGGCTAAAGAATCCCTCCCTCTTCTCTACCACTAACCCAGAAGCCTTAGACTTCTGCGTTTCAATCCACACTCGCTGTTTAGGTACTGAGCTGATACTAGGTATTTTACCATAAACACTATGCAGCATTACATGATGGCGATTACAGAGTGTGTAAACCAGTTCATATAACTCATGATAGTGCTCGCTGATAAAATCATCACGAACAGCTAAGATACCTTCATCCGTATCAATACTATAACCATGTTGATCTGCCCAACTGTACAGTAAATTGGTTATACTGTGTAGGTGATGCAGCTCTAGGTCATTGGTACCACCGCAGATGTAGCAACTAGATTGTTTTTGGTAGGCAGCCTTGGCTTTGTCCCTAACCCATTTAACAGCAATACGGTTGTTTGTATTTTTTGCCATGTTAATTGTGTAATTATATCCCAAAGGGTAGCATCAATGCAACCCTAAATTTTAACAGCTATACTATATAACTGTACAGCGCATAACGAACAGCATCAGCCATGTGACTATATTTATTGTGCTTGGGCCGCTCACGTGCCAGGCCCTCGCGATCGTCCCACTGGTACTGATCTAGCATGGCTAAAACGTGATGGCAGTCTCTGTGTACCTTAAATCTACCCTGCTGAACCAATGTTTGCACATAGGCAATGCCTGGTAACACGTCTTTTTTAGCACGAGTAGTAGCAATATCGTAGTTATAGGCTAAGTCAGCAGCAAATTGTGCTGCTGCACTGTCAATAAACACACTTTCTACACTATAATTGTCAATAAAACGCCTAAAATGTTCAGCATGCTCACGTGTAGTACGCTCCGACTCACAATAATCCTGTATGGCATAGAAACAATCGGTATTATAGTCATAGGTAATGGTTACCCAGGCTGTTTCATCTTTGTAACCAGGGTCTAGGCCAGCAATTGTTTCACCGCGCAAGTCTGGAAGTTGGTCTAAGATATACTCCTGCTTAAAACCTTCATAGATTTGTCCTAGGTAACTAGTAAAACTTGCCATATATTCTTGCTCAAATTCACTTTTACTCATGGATCTGCGTGCTTCTTCCACATCCGACTGTGCCATGCGGCTATTCTCCGAATAATCTGCTTGTAGTGACACCCACTCTGGAAAATTAGGGTCAAATCCACGACTCCAAAACTTCGAAAACCAGTTGTTTTTACCACGTGGTGTGCTAATAAATATGGCTTTTGCTGACGGTTTGTCTAGTGTAGGGCGTAAGGCAATGTTAAAAGCGTCTTCACCATGCTCACTGAGGGCAGCCTCATCAAATATTATAAGGTCATAGCTGCGACCTACAGTACTATCAACTGTGCTAATAGATCCCATACGTATTGTGCTGCCGTTGGATAACTCGATAATCTTATCTTTTAGGTTATCACGCGTTACTTCCAGATCAAAATGCTTGATTAACCTGCGCTGCAGCTCAAAACTAATGGCACTTAAATTATAGTTAGGGCTAATAATAAGTACGTTGCAGTTGGGTACTAGTGTGACCAGTTGACCTATAACATTGGCTATGTAGGTTTTGCCTAATCGACGGGCAAGTGCAGCGCATATAAACCTGTACTGTGGATCGTTGACAGCATTGATTAGTGCGATTTGGGGACGGTTGATTGTATCGTAGAGGTTTAGGAGACGTAAGTAGTTGTCAATAGGCAGTTTGATAAATCTTTTGGTGGGATCAAACTCTACTATATGTTCCGTTTCTACATTACTACGGCTTACTACTAACATTAGATACCGTCTCCTGACACCAGCTTGTGTATAAGCTGCGAATACTTGCTGCCATCATCGTTAATCTGCACGTTTACCTGCTTTTGTGGGCCTGGTGTACCCTGACGCAGCTTCTCCAGCTGCAGTTGTTTGTCTAATAAGTCCATTGACATCTTATGCGACATTTGCAGGAGGTCTGCAATATCTTTGCTAGACCCAACACCAGCTTCCTCCAACTCCTGAAACTTCTGCTTTATTAGTGCATCCATTGCCTGACGCATGAGAAAGCGGTTGTTGTAGCCCATGTCAAAGAATACTTGATCTATATACTGCTTGACCTCACGGCGACCTAAGATTTGTGTGACCTGGTCTGGATGCAAGTCTAGCTCCTGTGCAACCCCTTTAGCATCATTAAGTTGAAGATAGCAGTTGGCTACCTCAAGTGCTTCTGGTGAGATCTGTACGGTTTCGGCTGGTAGGTGTGTAGTCATGGTTGCTCCAATTTTTATGATTGTAGCATGTTTGAGGTTTAGGGTCAAGTGTAGATTTTGGCACCTTAGCCTTTTTGAAAAAATTTTAATGATAGGCCGTGAGCGGGGGCCCCACGGCTATAAGAAATATAACGTCTAATAACCGCCCCTATTATGTCATAAATCTAGCAGTTTGTCAACGACCGCCTGTCGGCTGACGAATGGTAGTAGACACTGCTACTCGATTGGCCTATACTAGAGTTTCTTTCAACCACTACGGAGTAGCGAAAATGGCAACAGCCAAAGCCCCGAACTATACCCCTGAGCAGACTGCTCAGATTGTGGCCGACTATCAGGCCGGTGTTACGGTTGAGCAAATTGCCCAGACTATGGGCAAGACTGTTCGCTCAATTGTAGCGAAGCTCAGCCGTGAAAAGGTTTATATCGCTAAAGAATATAAAACCAAGAGCGGCGAAAGCCCAATCAAAAAAGACGTCCACGCCGATTTTATCGGCGCAGCTCTCAAGCTCTCAGAGAACGATATAGAATCGTTAACGAAGGCTAACAAGAGCGCACTGCGTGCAATCAGCGATTTTATCAGGCAATCTGCCGACTAGCAAGGGGTAGGGGCGCAAGCCCCTACTATAACGATATGAATTATAGAAACATTATTACTATGATGCTGTGGCTGTACGTTATGGGCATGCTATGGTTTTTATCACGATACAGTTTCACGTGAAACACTGCTCTAGGTTATAGAACTTAGAGCGCTGACGCGCCAAAATTATACTATAATTTTGGCAACCGTGTCAAGCCCCATGGCCGCCGTTTGTCGGGTGGAATCGACCACTGGTCGGCTGATGTATGGCAGGCTGTAGGGTATGAATGGTAGGCAATTGTCGCTTGGGCGACATTTGACCTCAAAAATTCAGGTATACTTGCTTCTGTTGTAAGGC